TAGCAGGTAATGCTATGGCAGATGATGATGCAGAAGATCGACAAGACTGTGTGGATCGTAATACTCAGCACCTAGAACTAATGGTTGCTAAAGATTACTGGACAGACGAAAGTATGACAGAAGTTAATGCGGCTATTTCCGCTGGTAATGGTTACACAGCAAGCTAAACTTAAGATAGGAATAACATGTCAAGAGATCTAACACCCAGTACAATAGAGAACTTATCCGAAGATATTGTTTATCCATTCTTTGCTACAGAACTAAGGTTTGATGGTAATAACACAGTAAGAATGTGGACAGGCCAAGGAACCTTGGTTCTATCAGACGGAACTGAGTGGGTTGGCTTAGGTCAACTACTCAATATCTCTGCTATAGAAGAAACCTCTGAGATGGCTGTTAAGGGTGCTACGATCACTCTTAGTGGTATACCTCAGACTTTACTCTCACTAGCCCTTGCAGAGCCTTATCAGGGTCGTGTGTGCAACATATACTTCGGTACTTTCGTACAAGGTAGCATACTATTAGAATCAAGTTCCTACATACTACTACAAGATGGATCTAAGATTAACTTAGAAGAAGAACAAACAAACTTTAATGAGTTGTTCTCAGGTTACATGGATCAGATGAACATAGAAGAATCCTCTGACACTTGTACTATTTCCCTTGCAGTAGAGAATAAGTTAGTTGACCTTGAGAGAGCTAGAACAGCTAGGTTTACATCTGGTTATCAGAAGTCAATTTACGCTGGGGATCTAGGTTTAGACTTTATAGAAGATCTACAAGATAAATCTATAGTCTGGGGCAAGGATAGTGCTTAAAATTGATTACCAGCAAGAGTTTCTTAATCAGGTAAGATCCGATGCAGAACCTTTAATAAAACTACACTGGGACGAAATTGCTCTTAATCAAGATAAGATTAAACTTAACCCTGACTGGGAAGCATACCAAAAATTAGAAGACGATAATAGACTAAAGATATTTACTGCTAGAAATGGTAAACAGCTTGTAGGTTATTTTGTTGTCATCTTAGGTGCAAACATTCACTACAAAGATCACATATTTGCAAGCAACGACATTATATACTTACATAAAGATTATCGTAAGGGATTTGTTGGCATACGTCTAATTAAGTTTGCTGAGAAGTGCCTTAAAGATGATGGCGTATCTGTACTTTTAATTAACACAAAGATACATAGACCTTTTGATAAATTACTAGAACGACTTAAGTTCAAGCCTATCGAAAGAGTTTATTCTAAGTTCATAGGAGACTAACATGGCTGTAGCCGCTACTGTAGCATTAGTATCAACAACTGCAACTGCCCTAACTGTAGGGGTTACGTCTTTCATGTATGCTTTCGCCGTTAACTTTGCACTTGGTGCGGCTCTTAATGCTCTTACACCTAAGCCTTCTGCATCAGGAGTTAATAGAGGTTACGATGTAAATGGTTTAGCTACAGGTACTGCCTTAGACCATCAGATAGTATATGGTAAAGCCCGTGTTGGTGGTGTTCGTATATACGATGAATCTACAGGTACAAACAATAAGTATCTACACCGTGTTATAGCTTTTACTGGTCACGAAATAGAATCTTTTGAGACTATCTATATTAACGACGAAGCTGTTACTTTAAATGCTAGTGGTTATATAACTAGTCCATCTCATTACAATAGTAAGGTGCGTATTAAGAAACACTTAGGAGCTTCAGATCAAACTGCTGATAGCACCCTAGTTTCTGAGTCTGCACATTGGACTTCTAATCATAGACTACGTGGTATATCTTATTTGTATATTCGTATGGAGTATGACGCTGACTCATTTCCTGATGGTATACCTAACTTTACAGCTACTATTAAAGGTAAGAAGGTTTACGATCCTCGTAACTCTAGTACAGCATGGTCTTCAAACCCTGCCTTATGTATTCGTGATTATCTAACTTCTTCTTATGGATTGTCTGAAGTGTCAGCTAACATAGATGATACTCTTATAGCTACAGCCGCTAATGTTTGTGATCAAACAAATACTTTAGCTGGTGATGTTAGGTATACATGTAATGGTGGCTTTACTACCTCTTCAACACCTTATGATATGTTAAGTAGTTTACTTACTTCTATGGGTGGGTCTTTGTGGTATGCTCAAGGTAAGTGGCGTATTAAACCTGCTTACTGGACAACACCAGTGATGGATCTAGATGAAGACGACTTAAGAGATAAGATATCTTTATCTACACGTCACTCTCGTAGAGATAACTTCAATACTATTAAAGGTACATTTAAAGGTGCAGAATCTAACTGGCAAGTAACAGACTACCCAGAAGTAACTAACTCTGCTTTTGTTACAGCGGATAATGGTCAAGTATCAGTTGCAGATGTAGACCTAGGGTTTACTGATAACTCTGTTGGGGCTAGAAGATTAGCTAGAATTGCATTAGAACGTAATAGACAACAATTAGCTATTAGTACAAGTTTTAGTTTAAAGACACTAGCTTTACAAGTAGGAGACAATATACGTATAACTAACTCTAGGTTTGGTTGGACTAACAAAGAGTTTGAAGTAACATCTTGGAACTTTGGACTTGCAGATGAATACGACCTTAGAGTAGAGGTGCAACTTGTAGAAACTGCTTCTACAGTGTTTGATGAGATTAGTGACGGTATAATATACGAGAGAGACAATACAACTTTCTGGTCGCCATTTGAAGTAGAGATACCTCAGACTTTACAAGCTACACCAAGCACATTTAATAATGCTGATGGTACAACTATACCTCAAGTTCTATTCAGTTGGGCTTCTACTAACGACAGTGTTATAGAACAATATGAGTTCCAGTGGAAAATTTCTACTGATACTGATTACAACTCTGTAATACTTACTAACAAAGAGTTCTTGTTGTCTCCAATAAAGAGTGGAGTTGCTTACAACTATAGAGTTAGATCTATAAACCACTTAGGTGTTAAGTCTAGTTTTGTCAGTGGGGCTTCTCCTGTTAGTACAACTAATGATGCTACAATACCTAATCCACCTACCTCTCTTAATACTACGGGAGGGTATGGTAACGCTGGAGTATACTGGACACCTCCTACTACTAATACAGACTCAAGTACAATAGATGATTTGTTTCAGTATAAGATATATAGGAATACAGCTAACAACTTTGGTACAGCTACTCTTGTTGGTCGTGTTGCATCTGATGCGTTTACTGATACAGGCCTTGCTGATCAGACTTTATATTACTACTGGGTAACTGCTCTTGACTTTACAGGTAATGAGAGTTCAGAGAGTTCTGTAGCATCTGTTACTACTGCTGTAGCACCTACAGGACCAGCAGGGGATGATGGAGCTAGAGGAGCAGGTCGTTGGAACATACAGGTTAGTAGTCTACCTACAACTTCTAGTGGGGCTGACACAGACTTTACAGCCGCTATAGGAGATCCTGTAGATAGAGATCAAGCGTGGTTTTATACTGGTACTCAAGCTAACCCTACATCACAGAATGTGTGGATCTATAATTTATCTGGTGACAGTTGGGTTCAACAGACTGAGGTTATTGATGGTAGTCTTGTAGTGTCTGGAACTGTAACAGCAGATAGACTAGAGAGCCAAGTTATTTCTACTCTAGGGCTTACTATTGGTACTCTATCTAGTTCTGCTTCTGGAGAACGTATTGTTATAAGTGATGATAAAATAGTTGTGTATGATGCCAGTAACACTATTAGAGTAAAAATTGGAGACTTAAGTTAATGTCTTATGGTATGCAGATTAGAACGGTTGCTGGTCTTGTTGATGTTGCTAATATTAATGTAGCTAGGTTCTTAGCTTCTTACACTAGAACAAATAACAGCGGAACTATTACCCAAAGTAATTTTTCTAATGCTAACAATCTTGGTCACATATGGATCTCAACTAATGACGGAAAGATAGTACCAGATTTTACTTGGAATAATAGTACGAAGGTTTTGAGCTACTTTAAACCTTTAGATCAATCAGGAAATAACCTCATATCTTTGAGTGAGTATAGTTCTAACTTTACAATAACCTTTGCTTTATTTGATTAGGATTTAATATGAGTTATGGAATTAGTGTAAACAACTCTTCTGGAAACAAGATAATTCAAGATGAAAACCCTATATATGCATTAAAGAGATCAGGCACACTATCTCAATATGAAACTACAAATCAAGGAAATACACCTTATACAACAGTGGGCTTACCCCATTTATACGGTTATTTAGTGTCAGGTAGTAATGCTGAAATGAGTGACGACGAAGAAGTTTTCTTTGAAGTAGATGTTGGAGATTGGGTATCTTATCAACCTTGGCAAGTATTTATTAGTGACGGTCAAACAAATGCTTATAACACTTTAAGGTACAGCCAAGTTACCTCAACTATGTCTTCTAGCTTAAGTTACTATATCTTCGATAAAATGACTTCTATACCTAATGCTGGTGCGTCTAGCGGTTATGGAGCGCAAGTTTTTAATGCTAGTTCTCAATGTATGTGGGATAGTAGTAAGTTAACTCACAGAGTTTCCCAAGGTCGTATTATAAGTTCTACTACAACAATTAGCTCAACTGCCAACGCTGTTTCTTTACGTTCTTGGTATTTAAAGTTAAGCAGTGGGTCAGGCTTTGCTAATGGTGGTCACACAAACTTTAACAGTTGGTATGCTAAAAGGGTGTCTACAAGTTCTTGGGAAATTGCAGTAGGTCCAGTAGACTACGGGTTTTATCCATACCAAGGAGGTTGGTACAACTTCGCAACTGCAACGACAATTTTAACTGGTGATGCACATGTAATGCTTGCTTATGTATAGGAATAAATATGTTTGAAGAATTTGAAACTTTAGAAGAAGCTCAAGTTAGAGCTAGAGAAGTGTACCCCAACAAAACTTTTCCTGTTGGTCTAGGTTGTGTTTGGACATCTAATGGTTTTATTTATATGGTAGAGGGTAAATACAGACTCTCTACAGATTTATAAAGGGAAATATAATTATGCAAATGACAGACATATGGAATAGTGTCCTAACACTAGGTATTGGTTTTATCGGTTTTGTACTGAGAGGTTATGTAATAGAATTGAATAGAATACAAATACTACTAAACAAAACTAGAGAAGAATATGTTACTAAGTCTGACTCTAATCAAGTCCTTAGTCAAATAATGAGCAAGTTTGACAGGATAGAAGAAAAGCTAGATAGACTCGTGGAAAGAAAGTGAATAAAACTTTAATCATCATTGTTGCGTTACTATCGGGTTGCTCTTCAACAGTAATCCAATACCCTTCTGTATGTACTAACAATGAACCCAACTG